AGTAGATAGTAACGATCTTTGTTTTGAATCATACGCTGCCATAGTGCAAAGTTTTCATGTGATTCTACAATAAATGTTGTAAAGACATTTTCATCATTTACAATATCAGTAAGTTCTATTACATACATTTCTTCATCATTGTTTCTACTTGTTCTATTCTGAATTTCTGTGATTGTGAATACTTCTGTGCTGATATTTGGTAACATATTAGTGTCCTCGCTGTGCTATTTTTGATTCCCAATACATATCAATTACATCAAGACTCAATGCTTTGATTGTTTTGTGATATATTTTACGTTTGTTTGCTTCAGTATATTCTGGATCTAATTGCATCAACATTTGTAGTGCTGTTCCGTTTAGATATCTGATCTGTGCTTCATTCAGTTCCATGTCCAGCCTCCTTTTTAAGGTAGTGGATTTTGTTACAGTAATCATTGTGTATTTCTTGAATTCGTTTTTCTAATTCAATTACACGATTGTATAAGAAATCAATTACAATTTTTGATTCTTGTTCTTTGTTTGATCGTGCAAGATTCGCTATGCGTTCACGATCTTCTTTTGATATATTTGCTATTTGTTTCATATTTTTTCTCCTATTTGCAATATAACTATAAATGTTATACACTTTTATTTATCATTTGTCAATAAAAAAGTGTTGACAAAGGTGTTTTTTTGTGTATAAATACTTGTGTAGGCACTAAAGATCAGTTTGAACTTCTTAGCCATTAGAAGTTCTCCGTAATTATTAATACTATCCTATTTGCAGTGTCGATGCCTACTGGTTCTCTCAACCTACCAAACTGATCCGGCACACAAATAGATCCGATCTTTATGAGTAGACATTAAGATCTCCTTTTTAAAAATTGTTTATAATTCTTTTTGTTAGAAACATAAACTTAACTTACAGGCTCTGAGGCAGTGTGTTTTTTACCTTTCACACTGCCTCTTTTTTTTGGTTGACAAAAAATGACGCTTATTGTATAAATAAACTATGTAAGTTAAGTTTAAGGGAAAATAACAAAGAGAAAAACAATATGCAAAATCTATCTCACAAACATGACAAACACACTGTAGAAATCGGTGCTGGCTCTGGTCCGCATTATGCTTCATTGCGATGTAAAGATTGTAATGTTCATATTGCTTGGCTGAGCAAATCTCAATACTTCGTTGCGGCAAGACATCTAACATTTGCCGCTATTAACGAATTAAAGAAATTAAAGAATTTAACGAAGTTAAAGAAATAAAGAAACAATAGTTACTACTTCTTCTTTCTTTCGCTTCGCTTACAAAGACAAAAAAGGAAACACAAATGAAACTCAAAAAATCAACTAAGAAACAAATCAAAGATACTGCTTACGCAGAAGTGCCGTTCCCCGTCACTGAAATGAACTCAATACGAATTGCGTTATATGACAACGCTCCGCTAAAACCAAAAAGTGAAAACTCAACTGGTCGTTTCGTAATTGAAGTCAATACGGAGTTTGATACTCCTCAGCAAAACTGGCAAAACCAAACACAGATCCAATTACGAAATAGAACAAGTCAACTCACTAACATCAAATACAAACTACCAGCAAGTGCAAGTGAGCAATACCAAAACTGGTATAATGAAGCATTCAATGAAATGCAAATGTTTGAAATTGATCATCCAATAGCAACGACTCACTGTAAATTAGGAACGAGATTGCGTGTAGGTGAGAGTGTTGCGTTCCGCAGTGTATTAGGAGCAGTAGCCAGTTTAGCATGGGATGAAGATGAAGATCCAGTTATACTACTACAGATGGGTGAAGCAATGCTAGATTCCGAAGATAATATCTTTATAGACGGATTTAGTGAAAGACTCGTATTAGAAGATAAACGTGTTCATAACAATATGATTTTATGGCAAGGCACATTTGAATTAGATGACTAACGCCAATGCTTGTAGTAGCCTGCTTCTCGTAAGCGGGCTTTTTCCGCTATTAGATCTGCTCGACTTTGTATGATTAGTAGTGGTATACCTGGTGTAGGTGTTTTGTGTCCTGCTATGTATCTAGGTGATGCTGGATGATGCCATAATACCGCTAATTCTGGATAATTTTCTTCGATTTCTTCTGCTAGTGTATCTAACTGTATCTCTGTAAAATGGGCACAAGATATTGCGGCGGCAAAAGACTTTAGAGCCAAATGCAGGCTACATACAGTATCGATATCAATGGTATCTATGTCATATATGTCGACACGATCTACATTACCCACTAACGCAGGACATAGGGGGAATCCACCCAACCATTCTTTCTCTACTGTTAAATTTTTTAGGTATCTTTTTATAATTCGTGAACTCATAGTATTCTACTCCATACATTTCAAACAGTGCAAGAAATCCGTAATGTGTTATTTGATTTTGATAACAAATGAACTCCAATGGTTCATCTGGTTGTTCTACTGCATCTACACATATATCATATATTTTTTGTTTGATTTGTTGCTCGTCCCACACATGCCAAGGTTCATCCGCTGTTGCTTTTGTTCTTTTGGTTGCTGTAGGAAGTCGTTGTTTTTTGTTTTGACTGCGTTTTGTTTTTGGTCTTTCCCAATAATAGTGTATACCATCAGTTAGTTTGGCTAATTCATATACACCTTCACAGTCTGTATAAAATGTTATGATGCCTGCTTTATTGGGTATATTGCCGTATACACATTCGCCGTATAACATTGGGCGTGTGCCTGCTACCGCACAGACAATATGCTGTGGATCAGCATATCCAGATAGTAATCTCCAGGGTGAAGTAGATTGTCGCATCCAATTATATTGGTATTCGACTAAATGTCGTTTGCCTTTTATAAGTTTCATTCTTCCTCGCAGGGTTCAATGTTTAGTATGTGCCTCCATCGACACCGTCAGTGTTTTCCCACTGACTAGTTGTTGAATTGTATACAAGTAAATCACCATCTGCTACACTGCTAATTGTAACATCTGATAAATCATCAATTGCTGTTACGCCACCTGCAAGTGTTGTATTTTCCCACTCGCCTGATACGTTATTGTAAGCAATAACTTGTCCATTTGTAACACCAGCAATAGATACATCGCTTAAGCCATCTAGTGAAACTAGTTCGCTGTTTGTAGCGTTGACCCATTTACTTGTGCCTGAGTCGTATTTGAGTATTTGATTGTTTGTGACACCTGAGATACTAACATCTTGTAATTCGCCCAGTGTATCAACAATGTCATTGCCGTCACTAACAAAGGTTGCATCTTGGTTGATAATAATTTTGCTCATAACGTTGCTGGATCCTCTTCGGTATACACACTTGCATCATATTGTTGCAGTTGCACTTGCAGTGTTCCATCTGCTCTTAGTGCAACATCTAATACTCTGTATAATGTTGGTGTGTCGTCGGGCAAGTATGGATGTTCAAATGTAATCACATCCATAGGCTCAATTGTTTGTTTAGTGTGTGGCAGTGTTAGTTCTACAGTTGTATCATAACGACTTTGTTTCATTAATTCATATGCAATAAGTTTTGCACGATCTGGATCAACAACCAAATCCAAACCTATTTCTTTTTGTAACACAAGTCCATTGTCTGCTGTTTTGAATGTTGTGTTTTCTATAACTGCACTGCCTTGTTGATAATCATCTGCTTCATTTGTAAAGCGAACTTTAACTCTATTGAAACGATTATCTTTGGAACCAAAAGCCATGTTCCAATTGTCTACAATGTGACTTTCGTTGATTGTATCTGTGCTATTGGCTGTTTTAAATGGTATAAGTTTATAACGTCCATTTGAGAATATTAGTGCACTATTACAGCAAGCAAGTATACGCTGTGTATTCTCATATGTGTTGTCATCTGTTGCAAGAGCACCATCTAAGATATATCTAGCCGCACCTAAGTATGAATGTGTTTGTTCATAGTAATCTTGTGCGTCTTGGAAACTTGTAATGTCAATCAAATCACTAGTAAAGCCTCTGCCGTAAATTGGATGTGTCAAATAATCATACACAATGTTTGCAGGGTCTTTTGAATATGTTTCTGGATTTGATAAGTTGTCTACACTACGAACCTTACGACCCTTTACTTGAAATGTAACAGTGGGTAGCCCACTAAATGCGTTTCTGTCATATTTCATTCGGATATAGGAATATACAATGCCATAACCAACATGATTGCTGGTCCATTCACTGCTAAAGCGAGTCGTAAGGTTCGAGTCCGCTGTAGTCTGATCACCTAAATGATTAGTTATTTCTAACAGTGGGCTAAAGTCAATATTGTCCTCACCTGCACTGGTTGAAATACCTGTGCTTACATCCCATACTTCTACGTCATTAAAGTATATCTTTTCAATACTTTCAATAGGACCTTCACAAATTGTGTAAACAATGTGCAAGTATTCTGTGCCTGCACTGCCATCTGCTGCAGCACTACGCATGAATGTTCTAGTAGCACCTACTCTGCGTTCACCATATACAATTGGAATTGGATCATTGTTAGAGTTTTTGTTAACAAGCATACCAGGGTCTTGTCTTGCTGCTTGTTTTGCTTTCATCATCTTGCCTACAAGCAATGCACCACCAACAACAATTAATCCACCAATTAAGATTGCTGTAAGTGATGTGGCTGCGAGGCTGATCCCAAAGAAGCCGGCTGCACCTGCTCCAAGTCCACCTAGTATCGGGAGTGCTACTGCCATGTTAGGGCCTCCATTTAATTTCTTTTAACACTTCTTTTGCATACTGGAAAAAACGATCTCCTGTATAGTAAAATTGCTGTTCATCATCGTTTGTGCGTCTGCCTGCTGTGCGTTCAAAGTCTACAAATTGATTTGCTGCAGTTCCGCCAATAGTAAGTTCTTCACCTGAATCTTCAACTGCTGCATTTTTTAGTCTACCTTCAAATATCTTAAAGGTGCCAACAATACCATCAGTGTCATTCCATAGTTGTCTATAAATTCTAATTGCTCTATCGATAAAGTTTTCATTAACAAAATATCCAAAGTCTTCTTGTCTAAGTCCTGTAAGTGTTACAGTAACTTCTGCAATTTGCATTTGTGTGTTTTCTTGAATGTCGGAAAAACCTAAAAAGTTGCCGAGAGCCAAGTAAGTATTTCCATTATAAACGGCATCAAAGGAGCCGTTGGTAAAATAATAAGTGGCTGCATCTAATTCGATCTCCAGTAATTCATATCCAGTTATGTTATTTTTTGCAACCTCTGTTTGGGTTGCTGCAGACATATCACGATTAGCCATCGTATCTCCAAATCTTTAGTTTTGGATCATTTAGGTTTACACGATCAACAGGAATAGACATATAGCCGTTATCCATGTCCATGCTATGCATACGATTGAACGCATAAATGTGACCGCATACAAAACCAAGTTTTTCATAAGTGACAATATCACCATCTTGTAATTCTTCTGCTTGTGTGAATCCTTGTTCTTCAAGTCCTGCATCTAATTTTTTATAATCTCTTGTAAAACGGAATGCACTACGTGCATCCCAGTATTTTCCACGCACTTCTTTTATGATTTCAGTGCCTTTTACCCAGTCTACGTATTCTACAATAAAAGTATTGCAATCTTTCCAACCCCATTGGAATTCATTGCTCATTTGTTGTGTTATGAATACTGTTAATGGTGTCATTTCTGTCATTATACTACATCCATATCTATTTTAAAACTTACTGTCTCACCAATTGGGTGGAAGTCATATTCAACTTCATCATCCGACAACATACATTGGAAGTATGTATAATTGTGTGGTGCAATACTGTTGTCCAGTGCACTCATTGCAGTTTTAACCGGTGCAGTAAATCTTATAATTGCTTCACCATATGCATTTGTTTCAAAATTACCACCTGCATATGCAACATTGTTGTATGTGAATATGCCTCTGTATGTTTGTAAATTTGTGAATACATCGTTAAAAGTTGATACTTTACTATCTGCTGTGCCTGGTGTAGTGTTTGGTTTAAATCCTGTGAAATAAACTGCAGTATCACCTAGTGCAACATCTTTTGCAAGTCTTGGCGATGATCCACTCCAAGTTGCAGTTGTTGTGCTGTCATTGTCAAACACTGTGTAACCACCACCATCTATGCCACTTGAATATTCAAACTTAAATGGAGCAGTTGCACCTCTTATTGCTTTGATAAAGCCATCTAATTCACGCCATGCACTTTTACTGATATTGTTATATGTTAAACTAATTCTATAACCATAAGCACCTGTGCTGTTTGTGTAGCGTGTTAGGTCTTGTGCATATGTTTTGCGTGTTGGATGAATTACTGTAATATCCATTTTAGCAGGACTTACAGTTGTTGGCCATACTTGATCAAAACTACCTGCGTTAGTTGCATCTAATGGCATAGGTGCATAGTTTGCATACGATCCTGAAAAGTCTCTACCTGTAAAGTCTGCACTGAAAACATCTATTTGTCCAAAACTATTGTTATCATAGTCTTGCATACTGCCACCACTTGTGTATGCAGTGTAAGCAGTTGAATCAACACCTGTTGTAAGTGCTGCATCTTCATACAATTCAATTTGATTATGTGATATACTTCTTGCCCATAAAAGTTGTGAATTTAATTCTGTCATTCCCACAATACCATCAAATGTTACAGGATTGCCAGTTTGTGCATATATGCTGTTTGTAAATGTAACAACTGCTGGATTTGCTTGTGTAATGTTGCTGATACTAAAATCATAACCTGCACTTGCATCACTTTCGTTATCTGCTGGCAGTAGTATACATTCTGCATAATCACTAAATGGACTTGAAGCAGTGCCACCTTGCAGCATAAGACCGCCAAATTCAACATCAAATGTTACACCTGTTACACAACCATTTGCACCTGCTCCTGTAAACACACCGCCATCACCACTACACTGAATTGTAACAGCCGGATTGAATGCACTATCATATTGCCAATCAGTAACTGACAAATAATCAACTGGTGGGTTGCTGTAAAATGTTGAAGTAGATGCAAGTTTACTCACATAGTAACTTGGTCTTGCACCAACAATGTTTGCACCGAAGTCGTTGTTTACTTCGTTGCCTGCACCTGAATAATAATCTTTATCATATGCATACATTTGTTTGTTGCCACGATCTACAAGGGTAACATACAATAGTTGGAAAGAGGCTGGATTACTTTCATCACTAACACAGAAGCCACCGCTTGTATATGCACTCCAATTAAGACCACTTGGACCAATATTAACTGGTGTTGCATATGTATCATCAGTATATACTTCAACTGTTAGTGCGTCAATAACTTTTAGACCATATGTGTTGCCATTTAGATAGTTGCCCCATTCACCTGCAACTGCAGTATCAAAGCCTGATAAATCAAAACTTAGACCATATGTGTCAGTGTATTTTGTAGTTGCGTTGCCCATGCCATGTGTGCTAGTGCCAGTGAAACTTAAACCTGTGTGACTGCTACTATCTCTACGACATTCTAGTGTTAGTGTGCCTGTTGTTGCATTAGGATAAGCATTTGTAATTCTAAACTTGATAATATGAAAATAACAGTATATGCTAGGCTGTTCCCAAATACTTTGATAAGTTGGATAACCATCTAAGCCTGAACCACTAGCAACACCATAGTAAGTTCTAAACTTACTGATGTGTGTTAATGTATTTTGTGCTGTTCTTGGAGATAAACCTGCAAATCTATCTGTAGGACCTGCTTCACCTTTGTATGGTGCAGTGTATGGTGTTGTAGCACTGTTGTCACTTGTTAAAAAATCATTTGCTCTTTGCAGTGCACCTAACAATAAACTATCATCTGTAGTTAGATAACTGTTGTTTTGGTTAAGTGGGTATTTGAAAACATTGCTCATATTATTATCCTAATGGTCCTGATTGGCCTCTAGTGTTATACGCTTGTTGAATAACACCTGTAATTTGTTTTTTGTTTTTGAGTATAAACTCTGTTCCTGTTTGTGTGTCAATTGCACTGATGTTGAAGTTAACTGTAACTGGTTCTTCACCGCCACCTTGTAAAACATCTGCCTGTTGTCTTTTATTTAATATAACTTCTCCAGGGGTTGCTAGGATAGGAACACTGTCACCTGCTGTTGGCATACCTGGGACAACACCACCGTTTGCAAAGCCTAAGAAGCCACCTAGCAATCCAAAGATACCAGTGCCTCCGCCAAATAAGCCACCTGCAAATGCACCTGCACCGCCCATTCCAAACGCACTGAACGCTGTGCTTAGTCCTGCACTCATACTGCTAATCAACGGTTTGATAAACGCTTGTTGAACAATTTGGTATAGTATTTCTTCTAGTATACTTTGCATGAAGTTTTTGAATGAATTCATAATGCCTTCACCACGCACAATACCACTTGCTAGTCCACGTGCTAGACTGTCGCCTGCTGATTTGAAACTTTCACTTATACTTAGACCCATTGCAATACTGCGGTTTTGAATGTCATCCATTCCCGCACCCATGCCTTCCATACCAATACGGAATTCATCTAAACTGTATTTGCCTGCTGCAAAGTCTGCTTCTAGTTGACTCATACCTTGTGCTGTTAGTTTTTGATTTGTGTTATAATCATTGATTGCTTTGATTGCTTCTTGGTATTTTGTAAGTTGTTTTGTAACTGCGGCTGTGTTTTTAGTTACTTCTTCAGTTCCTTTGTTGACTTCTTCGTTTAGAGTTGTTTGTGCTCCACTCAAATCATCAATAACTGTTGCGGCTTCTATTTCTTTGAAAGTTTTTAGTGCTAATTCTTGTTGATATTCTCTGAAGTTTAGAACAGTTGATTCAACTGCACCGCCTACACTACTAATTGCATCTTCGATATAGTTTTCACTCAATGCTTGTTTTGCACTAGCAAGTGCTTCATTTATACCTTCTGTAACAGGTGTAAAGTTTTCAGCAATAGCGGCTCCAAAGCCATCAAATGCACTTGTTGTTAGTTCATTGAACGCATCTTCAAATGTAACATCACTGAACGGTGCTTGAATTGCCATAACCAATGCACTACCAATACTTGTAAACTGTGAAACTAATCTTTTACCAAAGTCCATTGCAGTTGCACCTACTGCTTTGAATATTACAGCAAATGCTTCTGGCAATCCTGTGAATATAGCAACAATACTGCGATATGCAACAACAAAATATCCAATAAACGCATTAGCAACTTCAAGTGCAAATGCACCTACTGCTTTAAGTGCATCACCAATTTGCACACCAAATGAACCTTGGAAGAAACCTACAACTTGTTCAACTGCACCTCTGTATGCTTGACCAATAAAGTTTGCAACATCTTGTGCAACTTGGCTTATTGCATAAAAACTTGCTTGTGCAACTTCTGCAAGTGTAGTTGTAGTTTGTCCTACTTCGAATGTTCTATTTCTTAACAGTATCATTGCTGCAGTAGCCGCTGTTAAACCAACACTAACAACACGACCGATTGGTGTTAGACTGGCAATTGCTTTAATTGCACCACTAAGACCTGTTATTCTGCCGATTATACCACCAATACCAACACTGACTCTTGCAAATACTTTGCTTATACCACTGAAAATACCACCCATAGTTTTAGCGGCTGCGGTTGCTCGTGCAATACTACCTATAAGTGTTGCAACACTACTTGCAATTCTAATAAAGATCAATGCAATAGCAACATCTCTGATTAGATTAAAGTTTTCAGCAAGTAATTTTACACCTGCGGCAAGTGTTCTAATTGCTTCACCAGTTCCTCTGCCTAACGTTGCGGCAAGTTCTTGATTATCTCTCAACAACTGTGATGTAAGGTCAGTAACTTCTTTAAGTGCTGGTTTTAGTTCTTCACCAAATGAAACACTTGTTTCAAATATTGCACCTTGCAAGTTACTGAAACTTTGGTTAAGTGTATCTGCATTGGCTGCGGCTGCACCACCAAATCTACCACCTTCTTCACCTAGTGATTGCAATTGTCTTACTAAGTCTGTGCTTGATTTACTTACTGCAACTTGCTGATCACCAATTCTAGCAACAAATTGATCATTTTCTCTTGATACTTTGATACCAAACTCTTTGAGTCTTTCAAACTCACCAGTAAGTGCATCAGCAACTGCTTCACCAAGTTGTGTAAATGACTTAGCATTGGCAGTTGCAATGTTTGAAAATGCTGTTAGTGATTCGCTACTAGTATCAATACCATTACGAGACAATATCGTAAAGGCTTGTGTAATGTCTTGCAGATCTTGTGGCAAACTATTTGCTAATACTTGCAATCTATCTAATTCAGCATTGGCTTTTTGTTGGCTACCTAAAAAAGTTGTTAAAACAGTTCTATACTTTTCAAACTCTCTGTATTGGTTTACAATACCAGCGGCTATTCTACCACCTGCAATACCTGCAAGTGCAACACCTACAGTTTTTGCTGTTCTACCTAGTTTTTGTAGACTACTGTCAATGTTGCGTAAACTTCGACTACTTTGGTCTACCGTTTTAACTATCAACTCATATGTATTTGCCACAGTTTGCGTCCTCTATGTTTTCTTTTTAGCGGCTTTTTTCTGTTCCTCGTGTTGGATCTTCAAAAACTCGCCCCATCCTCTGACTTCAGTGGCACTAAACTGCATAACTTCTGCGACACTTTTACCTAATTCTTGTGCTATGCGATATAGCATCATAAGTTCAGCGTCGCCCCTTAGTTTTTTAGTGCAACCTCTTCAAGGTTTTCACCATCATAATTATCTTCGTCGTTCATTTCTGAAATGATGCGAAGAATAACGGCTGGATCAACGCCACGCATTAGGTCTTGCTTGTCTGCAAGTCTAAAGATGTTTTTACCATCTTTGTCTAGTGCTCTGTTGATCAATGTTTGAACCAAAGCCTCGACAGTCTTACCCGATTGCTGTAACTCAATAACTTTGGACTCCTGATGGAAAGTAGTTGCTGGTTTATACCAAATCTCTGTTTCCCATTCAGACACGGCGATAGGACCTTTAAGGCCTGCACCGATTTTATCTCTCATGTGTGATTTTGCTTTTTCTAATACTGTGCTCATAGTCGTTTCCTATATCTTCTTTTGCTTAGTTTTCTAAATGCTGGATCTGTCATGCCTTGTTTTGCTTGACTACTTGATCCTTCATCTAGTATTCCAATGTAAGGCACTTGGTTGTCCATTACTACGGTTTCACCTTTACGCCCTATATCGTATTTATTGCGTTTACGCCACCCCCTTTTAGCACGGCCTTCTCTGACTGGGGTAGTGCGTTTGACTTCATTATAAAAGTCGTCAAGAAAATGATTGACGACAGCGTTTAGAGTATCCTCGATGTCAGCATATGCTGCCTTTGAATTTCTAAATTTTGCCATCGTCAATCCTGTTATATTATACGGTTGTAAATGTAAGGTCGCCTGAACCTTGCAAAGAGATACTTGCTTCTACGATACCATCATATGCACTTGTAATTGTTTTACCAGTTACAATTGCACTGCCTGTGATTTTTTCATCACCTACGTCTGGTGTTCCGTAAACAGTTTGCTCTTCTGGATACAGGTTTAGTGTTACAGTTGTTCCAACTGCGAATGCATCTTGTCCTGCGTCTGCTGGATCATATAATACATCTACAGTTGCAGTGAAACCTTTGTAAGTTACTTTGTAACCACGTGATGTTTCACCCATTACAGTGTCGTCAATAGTTTCTGCAGTATGTTCTACTGAGAACCCACGAAGTTCACCAACTGCTGTTCCGCCTATATCAACAAAACCGTCTTTTCCTAGTAATGTTGCCATTATGCTTCTTCCTCATTATGCTCGATCTCTTCGTGAGAATCTTGAACCTCTTCAGGTTCGGGTTTTGATTTAGAAATACTGTATCCTCGGGCTAAGTTTCTATCAACTTTGCCTTCTGGAACTTGCACAGTATCTCCGTTAGGGCTGATCATTTCAATCATCATGTCGCTCCTCTTTCATATCGATATGTTACAAGATATACCATTCTCATGGTAGCGTATGGCACCGCTTCACCTGGATCAATGACTTCAACTACAACAACTTCGCCATCTAGTGCTTTGCTGTCTCGTCTTACATCTTCTTCTAGTTTTTCTTCAATGGCTTCTACTAAACGATTGCGATCAGTATCACGCATATCTGATTTAACTAGTATATCCAAGTTATATGATATTCTACCGAGGCGTGCGGTCCCAGCAGTTAACTGTTCACGCTCCTCGTCTGCACTTTCAACAAATACTGCCGGAATGGCTTGGCGACTAATTTCTTCGATAACGATCGGTTCTCTAGTCACCATACCTAATCTCGGTGAGTTTATGTTTTTAAGTGCCTTTACAATATCATTTGCAATGTCTTCTCGTTTGCTCATCTAATTAACCTATCCTGGACAAATTCGTGTGTTTCCCCTTCAGCGTATGTGCCGTCGTCGTTGCTATCGTATTTGATACCAAACCCAAATTCTAAGTCTATCTCTTCGTTAAACTTTTCACGATAGAAGTCAATCTGCTCACGGAAAGCATCGCCCTCTGGACGGAAGTTACTCAACATTGGAAAGATGTAGTTTGCAAGTGCTCTGTAAACACAACACTTGGTCCACTGTGTTTCATCTAACTTAGTTGCGTCCCATTCCGCTCCAACTCTGTGCAAACGGTAGATTGTATTGCTTGCATATTCCTGGTCAAACCAACGCACTTTGATCATCTTTTCGATGTCCGCTTGTGCTTTGGTCAACTGGTCATCATAGTTCTCAACACCGTGTTCTACAATGTCTGGAACATATTCTACCAAGTCTGCTGTTGTTGCGAATGCCATAGTATTATCCTTCTATATCAATTAAAGAGCCGCATCACCTGTGATTTTAACGCCTTTTGCGTCATCAATGATTCCTGCACCCCATGCTGCTGATGCAACAACTTCAAAACCACGTAATGATTCATCACGCTGTAGAGCAATGCGGATGTCACGCTTAAGAGCCATACCTAGTGCCGCTGGGTGGAATACTGCACCAACTGCGTCATCGTTTATATCGATTGCTGGGCTTGCTGATTCGTATACATCAATACCATGAACACGACCGATGAAGTATTCACGGGCTGCATTGTTGGCTGCGTCTGGTGATGCACCGAAGTTACCACCTGCGTTCAAGAATGTTTTCTTAAGGTTGAATGCTTGGAATGGGTGTAGAACTGCTACTAGACCTTGCATTGGAACACTGTTGTTACGTAGTGTTGCTGCCGCTTTCATTAGTGTTTCAACAGTTACTTCTGTTCCTGCCGCTCCGACTTCACTTGAGAATGAGCCAAATAGACCTGTTACACTTGTGTCCATTGCTGCTGCTAATGCACCGCCTAGTTGACGACCTACATCTGCACCAACATCACTTGGGCTTGCTTCGATAACGATGTCTTGGATTGTTGACATGTTGCCATATTCAGCCGCTGTAATGTCTACTGATGTTACTGATGCCATTGCACTATCGTTTGATAGGTCTGCACCTGCTGTTAGAGCCGTTACGGCTGTTGCCGCTGGCCATACTGGAATACTTGCTGTTAAGCCTGGTGTGCCTGTCATATCATACATTGTAACCAGGTTACGAAGCATAGCATTTTCTTGGAATGTGTATTGAGCGGCCATTGAGATGTTCTCATATAATACGCCGTTACCTACACCTGTGTCGATTTCGTTTGCCATCTATATTTTCCTTTGCTATATTAAGATGAATAAAACTTACGAGTTCTGCGTGGATCCATCATTTCTGCATATATCTTACGGTGTTCTGGATTTTTCATATCTAAATCACTCATAGTCAATTGCTCTGTTTTTACAGGACGAGGATTTGCTTGTGTTCCTGCACCTGCTGGATTGCTTGCACGGAAGTATGGCTTGTTTTCTAAAAATTCTTTAACTGCCAACTCTACTGTCATTGGTTCTGCTGTAGTAGGATCATATCTGACATTGCCAGTATCATCTAATACAACAGGATTACCAGTTTCGTCTAACTTGATACTGTTTTTCATTAGTTGTGCAACATCACCTGGGCTTACAGCACCATATTTTGTTGCAGCATCTAACACAGCACCATCTACTTTCACGCCTGTTAGTTGTGAGCGTAGTGTGTTAACTTCCTGCTCGTATGTTTCTTTTTGTTGCTTCAAAACTTCTTCGAACTTCTGCTTGCGGATCAACTCATCTCTTTGAGCCTTTTCCTTTTGTGCTTTCAGTTCTTGATATTCTGAAACATCGATGTCACCAAACTTCTGTTTGGCCATCTTTTCTGCTCTTTTTGCGATCATAGCATTTACTTCTTCTTGAGTAAACATACGCTCGCTTTGAGCCTGGTCCTGGATGTTTGATTCTTCAGCAATGTTGGTTTCAACTCCAGTAGTTTCGCCTGCTGTGTCCAATGTAGTGTCGGTCATTGTCCCGTAACCTCCTAATGAGTAGTGTTAGTATTTATTGATTGCGTAGACGGGCTATTACAGCACCAGCAAGTTCAGGATGCATCTCTTGAATTTGCTCATCTGTATAACCTTCTGCAATCATTTGGTCAATGTGCTCTAGCACAGTTTCCGGTGTTTGTGTTGCATGTTGTTCCAACACGGGTTGATCAATGCTTGACAACACTCGTTCTAGTGTTGCTTCATCTTCAATCAACAATTTAGCAACTTGGCGTTGGATTTCCATACCAAGTTCTGGCACATTGACAAATTCGTTTGCCTTACGCAATAGTTCTAAATCACTGTGCTTATCTCTAATATCGAAACTTTTCTCATAAACAATTTCAAAGTCACCATCTGGCTGTATACCTTGCCATTGTGTGAATAGTTCCCATATTTTATATTCTGCTTCTTGTAGCACTTCAGCAAAGTCTGAAAGTCTACTGTTGAGCATTTGCATTTCTGTTTGTAGTGCCACTCCTGACATTGGGCTACCTACAGTGCCTCTAATACCTGATACATGTGCCATTTTGTCAATAGCATCTATATCCATTTGAATACTGTCTAGTATACTTTGGATTGTAGCACCGCTTGGCTGAAGCAAGTATGGATTCTTATCAGCGGGTAAATCTTCTGGGACAGTAATCACTGCACCTGCTCCAGCCGCTGCTTGTGTATCCGCAGTCTTCACGAGCGTGGGATGACCACTAATACGAATGCTTTGCTCTAGTTCGGATAGTCTGTTGTAGATTTGACGCTGTGTGTCAGCGATATCTGCAATTTGGCTGTGTCCATCATCAGTGCTTACTCTGAATGCTGGCACATAGCCTAGTGGGTTAAGATACTCTTCTGCACGAAGTATTTTACCATATTCAATCTCATCGTTGTATGCGTATTCGTAGGCTCCTATGCTGCCTTTGCTTACAATCTTTTGTTTGAAACCTTTTTTCTCTACCCAGTAGCGTTCTACTACTTCTGGCTTCCAAACAACGATTTGATCATATTCATCACCTGAATGTTCGATTAGTTTCAAATAAGTTAGTTCTTGTTTACCAGTAATAGTTGGTGTGTATTCCCAATCTAACACATTGCCTGGAACATAAGCGTTTACATAAGCACGAATGCCCATTTGTAATTCTTCTGCACGTGTAAGTGTTCTATATGCTGGTCTATCAACTACCAACCACATACTGCCATATACCATTAGACTGTCTTGAATCTTTTTCATAAACGCATTTAGGTCTGTGCCTTTAAGATCTACATCAACCATAAATGAATTTACATCTTGCAATGCAAGTAGATTACTCAACACTCTAGTTGGTGCTGTTCTAAACAAATAACTGCGATAGATGTGAACAATTGATTTCACATGGTTTTGCAGTGCTGTGTTTAGTAATCGCTGTCCATATTGATCACCGGGGGCTGCATCTTCGTTCAAATATTTGCGAAGGTATGCTCCTTCACGGTATTCATTGCCACCTGCGTAACTTCTCCAGTAGTAGTCCCACTCTGGAGCCATATCGCTGTATTCTGGGTGGACTTGTTTTAATTCTTTTTCAGTAAGCATTTGTTAATCCTTAGAAGTGTCCGAACACACTTGTTGTATCTTGTTTTATTGGACGCTGTATTGGGAAATGATACACAGTCAAGTATCCCAATGCATCCAATAGGTGATCGAATCCGCTTTCTTTATCTGGTATTCGAGTATCACCCTTATATGTTTGCTTTTCAACGCATTCAATTAATCTTCGTGCAGTGTTATTTATACAAAGTTTTATCTGGCCATTTGAGGATTTAAATGCACTATTGACTGCGGCTATTCTATCTTTAACTGGTGGATTGCGTCCTGGCGATTTAACTAGAAATCCATTTTGTCTAAGTATGTTGTGGTCACTTGCACCTTTAGTGTTACGAGCACCACCACTTGCGTCTGGATAAGCAAAGTATTTGCGTTCTGTGCCATACTTCATATGAATCTCATCACATAGTTCTTGAGTGTTAGATCCATATATTTCTATAGCATCTACTACATACAAGCGTTCACCACGCTTTACCGAGACAACTGCACTCATCGGATTCACGTTGAAATCGCATCCAATGTGCATAGTTTCATTTTCAGCAACTGCTGGGCTAAGTTGTTTTACATCAAATAGTTGACTTCTGTCGAACGCAAAATAACAAATTCCACTATATGTTTCGAAGGTTGCCATATATTCCTGTCTGAAAGTTCTTTCATCCAAATCTTGTTTTGCGGCTTCTATTTCTTCTTCACTAACATTACCACCGTCTAGTGTAGTGTATTGATACGAACTCCAATCTATTACTGCAGGATTTTGTCCTTGGTCCCACAGGTCTTTTGCCCAGTTACCCATTCCTTTGGGTGTGCCTATAAACATAGCGTGGCCTTCACGGTCTGACAATGCTGGTCTGATTACTTCTGTCCAAGTTTGAACTGCAATGTCTGCAAACTCGTCAAACACAACAAAGTCAATGCCTAAGCCTCGCATACTATCGTAGTTATCTGCGGAGCGTAGCATAATTAAACTACCGTTTATTAGACTAACTGTAAGTTCAGTTTCATTTACACGCTTGATCCATCCTAGTTTACCCAGCCTTTCTTTAAGGTCTGTCCATACGGTTTGCTTGCCCTGTCTATAACTGGGTGCAATGTAAACTACTTTTCTTTTGGGATGTCTTGCGAATTTGGCCATCTCTCTTACACTAAGGTAAGTTTTGCCAAAGCGACGACCTGCTATGATTACTCTAAATCTAGTATTGTCGTCGCCAATTGCTTGCTGTGCTGTGCTTAAAGGCATTCTAATCTTTCTTTAATAAAATCAACATAATCGGCATCTATTTCTGTGCCTATGCCTGTAAGTTCCTGTTCTTTTGCCACAACAAGTGTTGTGCCTGTGCCTGCGAAAGGATCGTATAATACATCACCTGGTTGTGAACCAGCAACATTTAAACAGTGTCTAACCAAATCTCTTGGAAATATCGCTGGATGTGATTTTTCACCTTTGAATTGCTTTGCATCGTGTCCCATATAACCTGTGGTTTCATATGGTATATGCCAACAGGTTGTTGTGGGCCTGTGTGTTCTTCCTGTGCGTTTAAAATTATCTTCTGCATATTCTGGTCTATAAGGCACACTACTCTGTTCAAGCGATATAGGCGTTTTGCCTTTTTCTGTAAAATGCCATACAGTTTCGTGTCCGTGTGGTAGCACATATTGGGCATTGATATTTACGGTGCTGCGACCATATATGTGTCCTTTGAACTCTATGGCCTTTGCCCACACAATATTATTCTGCACTCGCCAAGGCACAGTTTGAGCAACTTCGTATGCTAAAAAAGGATCTCGGCTATTGCCTGCTATATTTACGAACAGGTGTCCTGACGGTTTTAATATACGGCAGCATTCCGCAAACACATCACTCATCCACGACAAATAGTCTGCTCTGCGATCTTGATAACTGTTGTATTTGATGCCTCTGTTGTATGGCGGTGAAGTTATAATTACATCCACAATCTCTGACGGTTGTGATCGCATCCATTCGATGCAGTCCAGGTTGTAAATCATATGCTGTGCTCCATTGTTTTACTATTATCTACTTCTTTTTTTTGATTTCTTCTTTTTCTTCATATGTTTTGGCATTGAAGTCACTCCTCTGTCTGTGGTCACTCTCACTCACACCCACTTTGTTCCGGGCTTCCAAGCCTGCCATGACCAGTATAGCGGGCTTAGGTTCTTTTGTCCTTTTAGATTACGAAAGCGTGGTCCAAACCTTGCTTGAAAGGCTGCTCTACGCTTTGGATCTTTACGTTTGATACTTAATTTAGGATCACCAAATCTCACAGTTTTGATGCGTCCTGTTTCTCTGTTCTTAACCTTGACTGCAAACTTTTTGCTTTGCCCTGGTGTTCTGTATGGATGTCCTAGTCTATGTCCCATTATGTAAACATACTCGCTACTGCGGCTGCAACAATTATTGCAACTATAGCCCACATACGGTTGTCCAATTTGTCCATAGTTTTTTCTATACGGGTCATACTTGACTCTATGTGTGCTAGGTGGTTGTTCTTAATAACACCAATATCATTTTCAATTTTTGCAATTTTTTCTTTGTATTGATCATCCATTGATGTATCTCCTGTCGTTCATGTGTATTTATTATTAGTGATTCACCTGTTATGTGCTATAAGTATCAGTGTATACACAGAGTATACCATCTAGGGCAAGATGCAGAAATCCCTCGCTAGAGTAGGTCCTAGTGGGGGATTTTTTTTTGAAAAAAGATTAAAAAAAGTGTTGACAAGTATAAATAAGTATACTATATTAATAATGTAAGTTAGTTAAAAGGAGACAGCGTAATGAAACAAACACTTTCAGATGGAACAATACAATATCGTAAAGCATGGATTGATATGTATACAGGTAAGTTGTATACTTTCGGAAAAGATAGTATAACTGCTCCTAATCGAATCATAGAAGATTTATACTATTATGATTGTGTAGAAAAACGTCCAAACCAAGATGGATATTATGAATCACACTGGGTTCATTATGTAGAGGAGGCAGCGTAATGGAAAATATTCAAGCAAAGAAAAAACTTCTAAAAATGTCTGACAAACTTCAAAAGATGCCACAATCACTTGAGCGTGAATACTTTATTGAAGAAGTATGGGAACAATGCTTCAAAGCGTTCCCTGAAAAGAAAACAAGTGAAGATAACTGGTATATGAGTGAAGTTCGTATGTGGGATATCATTTCAGATGCTCATGATTTGCTAGAGGAGACAGCGTAAAAAAAGATAAAAAAAGATGCATTTAGGTGTTGACAAGTATAAATAAGTATACTATATTAATAATGTAAGTTAGTTAAACAACGGAGAAACAAACAATGCAAGAACAACTTGAAAAAATCGCAGACGCACTAGAAAGTGATATCTATACAAAATCAGAATCTACAGTTAGTTTTGATGTAGACACATACAACATGCTATGCTACTCCCTAGGTGAGATAAGCGAACAACTAAAAAGAATAGCAGACAATATGGAAAAAAAATAAAAAAAGATTGAGTTGGCTCTTGTAATTAGGGCCAATACGCACTATATTAATAGTGTAAGTTAGTTAAACAAGGAGACAGCGTAATGAAAAAAGTTGCAGTATACAAATTTGAAAGTCAAGTGTTTGGTGATGTTGTAGAGTTTTACAATAATATGCCACAGGGTGTTGCTATCAACAGCAATAATACTGCTTGGGGAACAACAGAATCATCTTTTGTTGTTACAGAATTAAATTGGGATGTAATAACATTTGATGTAGTAAAGAAAGCATTGGATGATGTAACTGATGGTTATGGTAGTCAATACCTTACAGTTGATTACTTTGAATATGATCCAGCAAATCTAAAAGTTGGTGAACATTGCGTATCAGTTGATTTCATCAAACAGCATGGCAAACATATTGTAGAGGAGACAGCGTAATGCGTATTCATAAATCAGAGCGTGATCATTTCGGTGATTATACAATTCAAGCGTGTGCTTGGTCTTTTATTCCAGAAGAAGCAATGACAATCGGTGATGTTAGTGACATTGAAGAAATGGCAAAGCAATGTTGGATCAAAATAATTGAACCAAAAATTATGCTTGCTAAACTTGAAGGATATGACATAAGTGTAGATGACATTGCAATATCAGTTAGTGAAGACTGGTGCTATGGAACACAACACAAATTTGAAATTATGTGTGAGGCTCACTGTGAAGAAATGAAGTGTATTGAGATTATCAAACAGTGTATTGCAGAAGCAGATCAAGATATGTTTGTCGTTTTTGAAGATATATTTGACACTGGTATTGCATATGATTGTATTATAGAATGCGATTCTGAAGAGGAGGCAGCGTAATGACATTTGAAGATATCTACTGTGATATATTCAAAAGTAATCGTATTGATAGACCGCACGTGCTTCAAGATATAATATCAAATCAACCGTTGTATCAAGATGAAATAAATGAATTAATTATCGATGTATGGGAAGATAGTGAAAATATTTGGACCTGTCCTGATGTATGGGAAGAACATTGGAATAACTATCAAGCACCGCCCGTTAAAAAACGTTTAATTGCACGGTTGTTTAAACAGCCTCGTGTATTGTATAGAGCAGGTGATCCTCGTGGACAATCTTGGACATTTGATCGAAAGGTTGCCGAATTTTTTGCTATGCGTAGAATCGAAAGTAAAGTTATACACGAGCGTTTGGTGTCCAAAGATGAAGTGATTACTATCATCAATGGTAGGCGAGAGAAAGAGGTAGTGTTGAAAGTAAAAGCCCCGTAATTGGGGCTTTTTGTTTGATTGGGCAGATTAAATCAATCCTCCCACGGCAGCACACCATTTGAGTCACTGCTTGTCATACCTTGATCACTCATTCCCAACATATTCTTTGCTAGGAATATCTGTATAGTTGGATTGCCTTTGTCAATAGCGTTAAACATCATTGCACGGCGTAGTCTAACTTTACTGTTCTCAGCACCTCTGTCGTATGCTTCTACTGCTTCTGGGCGTCTTGCAAGCGTATCTTCGTGTATGTCCAATATAAAGGAAATTTCCCTTTTAGTGCAGCCCACTTCTGCCATACGCTCTATTTTTTCATAGTCCATCTCAATTTTGGGACGGCCTCTTCTAGTTTTTGGTTCTTCCACCTCTGAGTTGGTGTCCTTCTCTACCTGATTATCGGTCATCAGTATACCCTTTCTATATTATTGTCCTGTGCTGTAAACTCTTACGTTTTCTTCGCCAGGTGCACCTATTGCAATTCTATGTCTAGTTGCATCAACATTCAATCCAAAGTAACCATTCTTTACTTGAACTGTAGGTTCGAATGTATACAACAATGATCCATCACTCATATCATACAAATATGCATAACCATTGTCATCGTGTGATCCGTCTGGTTGCCACATGCCATCTTGCCATGGAGAACCAGCAATCAAAAAGTCTGTGCCATCTGCAATATCAATTGTATCACCAAATCTCCAGTTTGATCCACCAGTTATGTTTCTAATATGATTACCATTGGCTGCATTGTATACACTAATACGACCATTGTTTGTATCATATGAAGGATCACCAACTGCTACATAACTATTGCTTACAGCCATCTTTTCACCCCAGTAGTTTGCACTTGCTTGTTGTGAGAATGATGATTGCAGTGTGCCAGACCAATTATAGTATTTTGCAACATCACCAACTGCTGTGCCGATTGCCCAATAATCTTGTTGGCCATCCATATCCATAATACTTGCGGCAGTTGTTCCTAATACACTGGTAATAGTATGGTCAACTGTGCCGTTTGCGTTATAGATATAAACTGTGTCGGTTCCTCTTTCATATATTGCAACATGATCATTAGTGGCTTCAGCCGCAATGTCAAATCCAAAATATCTATTGGTTGTATTGAATTGTGGTGTAAATGTTTGATTTACTGATCCATTGCTTATGTTATATGAAGTAACTTTACCAACATTACTTCGCCCGCCATTGTCCCAGCGTTCGTGGTTTACATATACATAATTGTTGGTGCAAGCAACTTTAGTGCCTAGTCTATCATCTCCTGCACCACCGTATACAGTCCATTCTAATGAACCAGTTATAGCATCATATAGATACAGTGCACCAATGCTACTAGTAGTTCCTGCAGTATTGTCTTGTAGTTTTGCACCTACTGCAAGATACTGTCCATCTGGTGTAAATGCTATTTCACTACCACCAAAGTAGTCAAATCCATCACCATCTATGTCTGGGTTTGTTAGTGTATATTCTAGTGTGCCCATTGGATTGCCAGTGCTTAGAGGATCACCGCCGGCTTGTTGTAGTGATTCACCGCTGCCGCCACTAAAAATACTGTTGGCAGCGGATATTTGTGTTGCTTTACCAAATCCTAAAGGCATTATGCGTATCCTAGTGTTAAACTTGCATAGTAATTTGTGCCATCATAAAACACAGTCATTACATCTACTGCGTTTGCTGCGACACTTAGTGTTTTACCAGCACCTGAGAACAACATACTTGAAGTTAGTGTGTATGGACCACCACTGCTTGGTTGTTTGATTACTAGTGTATAACTTTGTCCTGCAATTGGATTTGTAAAGCCGTTAAACGTAATGTTACCACTCAATGTAATTACACCGTATGTTCCGCCTGCGGGATCTGGTGCAATTGTGCCTGAACTTGCTGGTGTGTTTGCAGTTTCTCTGTAGCCTACTAATTCAATACCGCTTTTGTCAATCTTGGCTGCAGTGAACAAAAATCCGTTATCTGATACTTGAAACTCGATACTACTATCTATAGAACCAGCAGTATTATCATCTGCACGACTGCTAATTCTACTATAACGTAGAGAACTAGCAGTGCTATCCTGTCCCCAGAATTCAATTTGACCTACTAGTTGTCCGCTACCGTGATTGTGACTTCTAAACATGTATTGTGTTGGCGTAGCACTGCTGTGTTGAACTTGTAACCATTTGCTTTGCACATCAAGATTGCTGCTTACATTTGTTCGACTTGGATCCATAACCATTATAACGTTATCACCACCATTGTTTCTTATGTAGAATTCAAGTTGTGTATCTTCTGTGCCAGATCCAGTATCAGTTATTTTAGTATCAATTCTTGATAAACTTGTTCCAGATTTTGCAAAGTTGAGTGAACCTAGATAATCATTGTTTGCAATTGTAGGATTAGCATTGTTTAAGGTTAGTGTTGCATTAGTATCTACTTGGTCAATGGATACTTGACTTGATGTAAATGGTGAAAGTATAATATTACCTGTTGCACTACCAATAGTTTGACTGCCACCTGCTGTAAGCAAAGTTAAATCACCATCAAAAAATTCTGCGTCATTTTCACCTAACTTTAAACCTGTGTTAGTTCCAAATGTGCTTACACCATCGTTGTATAATTTAAAATGTAAACGGTTGCCAAGTGTTCCATGATATTCACCGTGAATAAAACCAGGATATGCAGTGCTACCTGTGCTTGGTTTAATTGCAAAGCCTGCTGCAGTTGAAAAATCACCATCTGCTAGTGTAGATGATTTACTGTTTTGAAAACTTGCACCATAGTTACCACTGCTGTTTGTGCGACTTGCAATCAATGCTGTTCCAAAAGTAGTTGCTGCGTTTTCAAATCCTACAGTTGTAATTGAACTTGTGTTTAACCATTGACTACTACCTGAATCATATGCAAGCAATTGATTATCTAATACAGTTGTAATTGTAACATCTGTTAAACTGTCTAAATCAGTTGCTCCTCCGCCGCCAGCAACCCAATCATAATCTGTGCCTGTCCAACTTAAAAATTCGCCACTTGCGGCAGTTGGTGTGTTTAAATGTGCATCTACACGACCATCTGTATAATAAAGATTAGTTGCACCTTCACTTACATCATCTGTGTCTAGCACAACTACGCCAGTTGCACCATTTACGCTGTTTACACTTTCTGTGTATGAAAGAACACCAGTTGTTGAGTTGTAACTTAAATCACCTGTTGCACTGATTGCACCTCTTGCACGTGCATCTGTGTAATATAAATTAAGACCTTCTGCTAAATCACCTGTGTTTTTAGTTGATAATCTTGCATCAAATCTAGCATCTGTGTAATAAAGGTTAGTGCCTTCAGTTAAGTTGTCTGTAGTTTTTGTTGCTAATCTTGAATCAAATCTAGCATCAGTGTAATATAAATTTGTGCCTTCTGTGAGATCTGAAGTAGTAAAACTGTTTAGATCTGCAATGTCTAATGATTTGATGTTAGCACTTGGATCTTTAAAATACAATAGCCTGTCAGCCATGTTAAGTGCTACTTCACCTGTGTCTAGTTGTGCTGCTGTTGGTGCACTACCACCAGTATTACTACGTTTTAATTTTATCTTGTTTGGCATGTTTTACTCCTATATAGGTTAATATGTCCCACCATCAATCTCAATATTGAGACCTTCTACGAAAGTGGCATCTACTCGGGCATCTATCGCCGAGTTGGCTCTTGCGTCTGTATAATATAAGTTTGTTACACCCTCTGCGAGTGCATCTGTGTCGTGATTTGCGAGACTGCTAACTGTTCCTGTAACATTACCAGTTAAGTTTCCTTCAAATGTGTTGGCTACAAATGTTTCTGTTCCTACTGTCCACTTGTCTGCAGTTTCATCCCATACAAGTGTTTTATTTGGTGCTGTTCCACCGCCTCTGTTTACTTCAATACCAGCATTTTCGGTTGGTGTTGATCCACTGTAATTGCTGTTTAGAACAATTTGGTTATCTGCAATTGTAACTGTTTCTGTGTTTACAGTAGTTGTTGTGCCTGATACAGTTAGGTCGCCGCCTACTACAACATCACCAGTTGTTGTTAGTCCAGTTGCACTGCCACCTGTTAACCAAGTATCTACACGTGCATCAGTATAATACAAGTTTGTGTTTTCTGGAACAATGCTTGTGTCTAGTGTTGCTGTTGTTGCTTGGTTGCTTGCATTACCAATAAAGATTTTGCCATTGTTTAAGTTTGGTGTTGCTGCACCACGACCTGAACCTTCAATAAGTCCTCCGCCGTTACTGCTATGAACTTTTGTAACAACACCTAAGTTTTGTATCAAGTTACTTTCGCTAGTAGGTTTAGTATTTGTATAACCACCACCTGCTGCAACATAGATAACATCGCCTATGCTAAATCCAGGTGTATCTGTATCAACACCTTGTATTTGTCCTACAATTAACAACTCACCTTCGCCATCTACTGCGAGTGTTTCACCTAGAACACCAATTGCTGGCATTTTAGCAGGATCACTTGCGTCTGCTGCTTTAACTTCAACAGTTTGTCCACTAGTTGTGCCACCGCTTGCATAAACAGGTGTGCCTTTTGCTAGGCTTACTGTGTCTTTGTTAACTGCTGTATATACAACATTGAGTGCTGTTGCCGCATCTGCAGTTGATAAATCTGCTGGTGCAAATGTAAACACACCAGTTGTGTTATCATAACTTAAACTACCGCCATTTGCGGCTGTGTCTGTTGTTACACTTAGATCTGTTAGTTCAATACCTGCAACATCATCTGCCCACGTATAATCAACACCATTCCATTGTAAATGCTGTCCAGTTGTTGCAGTGCTGGTGTTTAAGTGTGTATCAACATCACTATCAGTGTAATGATCCAAGTCTGAGATTTGACTTTGTGTAATTGACAGTGCGGCTTGGTGCTGTGTTACACTTGTTTGTGAGATATAAGCATCTGGAACTGTTGCCCAAGTAACTGCTGATGTCAAATCGTTTGTTTCTGCTGTTAGATATGAACTTAGATCTGGTGGTGTATATGTAAACACACCTGTTGTGTTGTTATAACTTAGTGCAGCACTGCCTGCTGCAGTTGTTGTTACACTTAGGTCTGTTAGTTCAATACCACTTACGTCACTGTCTGCAACCCAAGCATAATCTGTGCCTGTCCAACTTAGTATTTGGTTAGTTGTTGCTGTTGACGTATTCAAATGTGCATCTACATCGCTGTCGGTGTAATGATCTAAATCTGTAATCTGTGATTGTGTTATACTAAGTGCTGCTTGGTGTTGTGTAACACTTGTTTGCGTAATGTTTGCATCAGGCACATTTGCCCAAGTAACTGCACTTGTTAGGTCGTTTGTTTCTGTGAAACTAGTTAAGTATCCACTTAAATCTGGAGGTGTGTATGTGAAAACACCATTTGTATTGTTGTATGTAAGTGTTCCGTTGCCACTTGCAATGTTCTGCGTGACGCTCAAGTCAGCAAATGTAATGTTTAACAAGTCTGAAAAGTCTACAGTAAATGTAGTTGCATCATCTCTTGTAAATGTAGCAATACCTGTTGCACCATCCAATGTGCCGCTTGTTAGTCTTGCTAGGTTTGTGTCATCTAAGTATAAACTTAAATCAATGTTTGTTGTTGCACCATTTTCATCTGTATATGAAAGTGTGTTTGTTGCAAAACTTAAACTTGTTAGTGTTTCACTTGCAGGTGCTGGAGGTGTATATGTTAACACACCTGTTGTGCTGTTATATGCTAGTGTCCCACTGCCACTTGCGGCGTTTTGTGTTACACTTATTGCACCTCTACTTCTAGCATCTGTATAAAATAAATTTGTTGTGCCTTCACCAATACTATCAGTGTCGTCATTTGTGGTTAGTATTCTAAAACCACCTGCAGTTGAACTTGCTGGTAGTGCAACAACACTGCCATCACTGGTAATACTTGCACCGCCCAAGTCAATACTGGTGCCACTCAAATACAAGTCACGCCAGCGATTGGTTAAACTACCTAAGTCTCTAGTTTCATTGCCATCTGGCACAAGGTCAGTGTCAATTTGACCTATACTATCACCTAGTGTAAGTGTAATATCATCAGTATTTTGCGTGGCTGTTATGCCTGTTCCACCTACAATTGAACGCAGTCTAAGGTCAGTGCCGACTTTTTCTTTGTAAACACCAGCACCAGTTCCTACGTTGCTAATGGTGTTTACTTCACCTGCTGCACTTAAACTAATACTAAGTGTTGGTGTAACAACTGTTTGTGAGATTGCTACACTGTTATTTGCACTATCAATAGATAGTGTAATATTTTGTTCCTGTGTTAAATCTGTAAGTGTCACGCTTGTCATTAGTAAGTAGCCTCCGGTGCAACTTCAAGTTCACCAAACATAATTCTACTTACTGTGCCACCCGCATCTGTCATCTCCAAATCATATACCCATTTGCCTGCTTTCATTGCGGCTGTCTGTGTATCAGTAAGTGCGAAGTTGACTATACCATTTGTTGCATCGGTAATTTGTGCTGTAAAACTTACAACATCATTGTCGTTTTTGTGTGTTCCATAGCGAGCCTTTGCAGCAAAACTGTAATTTGTAATATCTTTAGGTGTTGTGTTTGTATCGTCTGTGTAAAAACGAAGAGTTTGACCAAAGTCACTACCTTGATCAACCTTTATTAGCACTTCATTTGTAGTGCTGTCAATTATTGTTAGACTATTGGCCATTGTCTTTATCCTGTTATCATTTCAACGGTTTTTGCTAAAATCCACACTAGAATTGCAATATATGTGAATGCAAGTAATCCGTTTATCATTTTAAAACAACTGATTTGCAATTTTCTCAGTTGTGCTTTTTCTTGAACCTCGTCAGGTAATTTCATGCTGTGCTCCTTGCTATTATTTAGTAAATATAAGAGTAGGGTTTTATACCCTACTGCTGTGCTTGTGATGGGTGGGCAATTCTGACTTACGCTCGCCCATCACTTTTTTAATTTAGGTATTCGAAACCTGGATGTCTTGGATCTCCACACCATCTTGCCATATTCATAGTCCAACGTTCACCGTGTGCATCTGCAGCGGCTCTAAGTGTTGGAAATTCGCCTAATGGTGTTTTAACTGCTCGTTTACAACCTGGTTTTTTATCTCTACCTACATCAATATTATCAGCATGTTCACGCTTTACAATATTGTCTAATCTGTATGGTTTTGTGGTATCAATTCTGCCCATTACAAGATCATGTTTGCGTCTGCCACGGCGTTCGATATCATCTCCCCACCAGTCACGCCATTCTTCAAATGTAAGTTCCCACTCACATCCATGAAATTTGGCTGCGGCTTTTTGCATATTGAATTCTCTTTTATAAGGCACTGCTGGTTTTCTAGGCATGTTTTGGCTCCCATAATGCTGTGTTTAAATGAGGTGGCAATGCTTCACCACGCATACTTTTTACTACAAAATCAAAATAGTTTTGATCATCTATCTCTGCAGCAATCCTTACACGACTATCACCATTTACATAATAGTTGCCTGCATTTGGACCACTTCTAACTTTTTTAAGTTTTAGGTTTGTTAGTAGATAGTAACGATCTTTGTTTTGAATCATACGCTGCCATAGTGCAAAGTTTTCATGTGATTCTACAATAAATGTTGTAAAGACATTTT